GTTAATATTAGAGTAGATTGGATTACGATAAGGAACTCTCATTACATCAGATACAACATTTCTTATAGTGTCAACTGTAGGTTTGTTTTTATCTATTTTTTTAACATATCTAAACCATAATTTATATCCAGAGTACATGTCACCAGGTACAGGGAATATTCTAAGTTGATTATCTACTAAATCAAAACTAAATGCTGATTTTCTTACTTGGTCATTAAATTCAATAGCTTGAACTTTCATAACATCCCAATACACAGGCATTAACATAAAGTTAATACCAGGTGAATAAGAACCAAATCCAAATGTTTCAAGTAAACCTTGAACACCAGTACCTGTACCAGCATATGGATCAAAGTATCTTACAATAGCTGGAGGTTCTTGATAGAACACTTGTCTTATTTCTATTGAATCTCCATCTTGTAATGAAGCAGAAGCTTTACCCCAAGCAGTTAAGTCATAATTTTGTTGACCTGGTTTTAAGTCAAGTGATCCTGAATATTCTCTTACTGTACCACCTACACTAGCTTCACCTCCATAAGTGTCAGCTATTCTAATTTGGGCAGCTAAATTATTATTTAATACTTTATTATTTAATTCAGTTGGTATTCTTTCTTGATAATAAACTGTTGGAATACCATTTTGAGCATAGTTTTGGAAACGAGTTGGATATTGACCACTTACACCTGGGTCAACAGTAAAGAAATAGATATGACTAGCACCATCTAATATAGTATGTGTTACAGTACTACCTGAAATTGAACTAGATGTAGGACCATCAAATCTATTAAATTGATTTAATACTACTCTTGATAAGTTAGTTGATGTATAAGTTGGACCACCCTGTCCTGAATAAGGAGCATCACCAGCAAAAGTAAAGTTATTTAAAAAATCAAAATTAGGAGATACATAATCACTTAATGATGAAGATATAACATATACTTCACCATCTACAACTGATTGAGAATATGCTTGGTTAAATCCAATTTCATCCCATGTTGCTCTTCTAGCTGATGACCAAAATATAGGTGTTCTGTTAGAAACACTATTAATTAATGTTGTGCTAGTTTGGTTAAATACATCTGTTTCAGATCCTTCTAAATTAATATAATTGTCTCTGATCTTATATTGGTAAACCATGTTACCGTATGTCAATACTGCTTCTTCAAAAGCAGCGTAAACACCAATGTCACTTAAATTTATAAGATAAGCAGCTCCAACGCCTGTAGTTATACCTAAACGTTGAGCTACAAAGACAGTACAATTTTTAGCATCTCTAACAAATTCTGTATCATTGTCAAAGTATCCAAAAGGAGTGTTACCTCTAACTGTTGTTAAACTACCAAATCCAGCAGATAAATTTCCAGCGGAATATAATTGTGTGAGATTTTGCGCCATTTATATTAGTATTATTCTAATATAAATATTGCTATTTTCCGTATTCGTATTCAAGTATTTTACCTACTAAATCAGATCTATGGTTCTCTTTTAATTTGATCCATTTAATTTCTTCAATCTTTTTGGACAATTCAATGGCGTAACTTAAACCGTTTATTTCACCAGTAGATGTTTTGATATCAGTTTGTTCATTGTCGCCATTAATAACGATTTTCCCGGTTTTACCCAAACGAGTTAATATAGCTAACATCTCGCCTTTAGTTAGGTTTTGAGCCTCTTCTACAATTAGTATGTCGTCTATAGTTTTACCTCTAATGAATTGTACTGGCATAGCTTTAACTTTACCATCCTCAATTAGTTTAGGTACTTCGTTTTTATCTGAACAGCATTTGGATAAATTTTCTACTAAAGCCTCCATATATGGGTCAAATTTACCATTAATATCACCTGGTAGAAATCCTAATGATCTACCTACTTCAATAGCGGCTCGTGTATTGTAAATACAGCTGATTTGTTTTTTCTTAAGAAAATCTAACGCGGCTTGAGCACATACTAATGATTTACCAGATCCTGCTCTACCTGTTATAATTACAATTTGGTTTTCTACTATTAACCTTTTTGCTTCTTTTTGTTCTTCATTTAACTGAACGGCATTGATAATTTTAATGTCGTTTTTTCTTTCACGATTTGGTTCACGCATAAACACTATTTAATATAAATATGAAAGAAAAAACCCGAGCTTGCGCTCGGGTTTATCTTTATTACTCTAGGTTAGAGCTGATTAGATAACATTCAAATCAGCAACTAATACTTTACCATAGAATTCAGGACGTACCATCTTCTTAGCGTAACGAGTCATGATACCTTTTCTTGGAGTGAAGGTAGTTGGATCGTACACTAATGGAGTCATGATCAATGGAATGTATGGAGCATAAACAGCACCAGTTTCTAAGAATTGGTTACCACGGAAGCCCATAAGAATAACATTCTCGAGCATGTATGGGTTCTTATAAACTTTGTAACGGCTGTTCAACTGACCAATTTTTTGTACACCAAAAGCATACTTCATTGTGTCAGCTGCACCATCTGTATCAGCAGCAAATCCTGGAATTGATTCAAGGATAGTTGCAACAGCTGGAGAAACTACCATAAAGTTAGCACCACCACGTAAAGTACGCTGATGAATTGTGTTAGAAACTTTCTGTAATTTGATACCTAAAGTTTGGAACCAAGTCATCTGAGTGTAATAAACACCAGCAGTGTTACCAGTTGATACGGCATTGTTAATAATAGCGTTACCAACTTTCGCAGACCAAGCTTCAGTGATTGGAGCGTTTTGGATTAACATATCTAAGATTTCTAAGTCGATTTCTAAAGAAATGTACTCAGATAACATAGAAGTTAATTCAGCTTCAGCATCTAAATTCTGATAAGCGTTTAAGTCTTGAGCGAATTCTGGAGTCCATTGTGCTTTTAACTTACGAGTTTTAGCAGCGATAGTCTCAGAACGTAATGAAACGTTGATTTCTGGAATAGAAATAGATTGACCAGCTACACCACCGTTGTTAGAATAAGCAGCTAAGTCTTCGAAGTCACCACGAGCATTGTCAGCAGTTTTCTTATTGTAATACACAAGAGCAGCACCAGCTACAGGTAAAGCTTCTAAAGCAGAAGCAGATACAAATAATTTAACTGTACCACCGCTAACATAGTTGAACTGATGTAAGTTGTCAGCTTCAACAATAGAGCCAGAGATGTAAGTGAAAGCTCTTACAGCATTCACATCTAGGTTGTTACTAATAGATGAAGTGCTGATAGTTAACACTTGAACATTCTTTAAAGCAGCATCTGTACCACCTTGAATAGAAGCAGAGAAAGCTGAATCAAAGTTAACTTGAGCAAATGAAGCTGAAGCTACAGTGATAGATCCGAAAGCTACAGAAGCAGAGAATTGGTTGATTGAGTAACCAAAACGTCCAGCGCCATAAAGACCACCTTCAGCTAAGTTACCAAAACCTTCACCACCTGTTGCTGTACCGTACATTGAATCACCAGAAGAGAAAGGATTCTTAGTAGTTCCATATTGGAAATCTAAGAAGAACACTAAACCAGCTGGTAAACTCATTGGTTGAACTGAAACGAACTCTTTAGCGGCAATTTGACCGAATACCTTACGTACTAATGGTAAGGCAACACCAGCCCACTGCTCACCCTGTCCTGCTTGGAAAGTACCACCAGTACCAGTTTGAGAAGTTTCAACAACTAACTGCTTAGCTTGGTTCTCAAGCATCACAGCCATGTTAGATTTGTTGTAGTCAGTAAGACCTTCTAACAAACCTGACTTTTCCCATTTGTTAGCGAGACGAGCAGCGTCGCCTTGCTGAGACTGCCATGGGTTAGCAGATTCGATTAATGATTGAACTGTACTCATTTTAAAAAAAATTTAATTTTTGTTTTTTATTTGTTTTATCAAAACTTATTTTACGATTCCTGCTAATTGTTGCATACGACGAATAGCAGCGTCGCTTTCTACAATCGGTTGTGCTGGTGCAATTCCAGCTGCTTTAGAAGCAAATCCAACTGATTCTTTAATTGTAGATTTAGTTCTGATAGTTAATGACTCAGATAAAGTGTTGTAAACAGTTTTAACATCTTTTACATTTGTAGCTTTATCAAAAGCTTTTAATACCCTAACTTTTTGTGCTTCATTCAAAGATTTAGCTTTGAAGATTTTATTTGTGTAGAGAAGTTTAGCGTTTAAAAGGTTAACTTCGTTAAGTTCAGATTGTAAAGTTTTAATGGTTTTGATAGCTTCTTCTAAGTCTTTCTTAGCTTCTTCTACCTCTTTTTTAGCTTCTTCCATGTCTTTTTTACCTTCCTCAACTTCTTTTTTCTTAGCCTCTTCTACTTCTTTTTTCTCTTCAACTGGTTTTTTACTTTCCTCTTCTTTATCGAGTTCAGCTAAGAGTTCTTCAAGGCTGATAGATTCTTCATCTTCTACCTCTTCCTCTTCACCAGCTTCATCACCAGCTTCATCACCTAAGTCAATGTCACCAGCTTCTTCTTCACCTTCTTCTTCAGCTTCACCACCCATAACGTCTTTTAATACGTCACGGATAATGTCTTTAAGTTCGTCAACAGTTAATTCGGTAACTTCGTCGTCGTCATCAGCTTCTTCTAAAGACTCTTCAACTTTTTTCTTGTCGTCGTCTTTTTTCTTAGCTTCTTCAACTTCTTTTTTACCTTCTTCTACTTCTTTCTTAGCCTCTTCAACTTCTTTTTTGCCTTCTTCTTGTTTGCCTTTTTCTTCAGCTTCAAGTTGGGCTAAAATTTCTTCAAGGTCAGTTTCTTCCATAGAATCTGTTTCTTCCATCTCACCTTCAATTTGAGGTTTTTGAGATGCGGCGCCAAAGCCTATTTCAGCTTCGTGACCTTCTTCTTCGATGCCTTTTTCTTCTAAAGATTTGTATTGGAAATCGTCAGCGTGCATACCTTTTTGGCTAGCAGCATTCCATTTTCCTAATTCTTTACCAGCATCATCTTTGGCTACCATGTAACCATTTTCACTTTTGAATTCAGTTCCCTCAGGAAATGATTCTTTCCACTTGTTGAAGTCATTGTAAACTCCTTTTCTAAGATCTTCTTCCATACTATCTTCTTCCATTTCATTTAATTTGGCAGAAAGCATAGACATAATCTTAGGAGTAAATGTTTCTTCAAGAGCGGCTTTAGCGTTTGCTACTGCAGCGTCGCGAACAGCTTTGGCATCAGCAATTGCTTGACTGAATAATTCTTGATTTGTCATCTTGAAATTCTCCTTTTCTGATTGCTTATTAGAGAAAGCAATATAGGGTTGTAAGTATTAATTTAATGAGATATTGGAGATCTCATATGTGGGATGTGTATAAATATGTGAAAAGTACTCAAAGCGACAAAAATGAAACCCAGCCTTACGGGGCTGGGTTCAGAGCTATAATACTGAGACTATAGCGGGGCTTATCTAATGCAGCAAATACCTGTTTGAGAACAGATAATTTCTGAAATTAATCCATTTACTTTAGTATACTTACCAAATGAGCGAGTACCAGGTACATAGCTTTCACTTAGTCCTGTTGGTCTCATAAATGCACCTTGAGTTGATGGTGTTGAAACAAAATCCCAACATAATAATTCAAAGTCATCTTGTACTTCTACTGTACCTTCACCTAATGGACGAACTGAGCCCATACCACGAGATGAAATACCTACAGTTATATTATTTAAAAATAATTCTTTTAATATATTACCACTTGGTGTTGGTAACACTTCAATTTTACCCATTAAATCAGCACCATCCCACCATAAAGACTTAATATTATGACATACATTCTTTAAGTTGATAATAGATGAATCTGGATGATCTAGTTCACCTAATGCTCTATTTTCAGCAATTGGTCCTGCTATATACTTTTCAACTTCACGTACTAATGTATCTTTAGGATAGACACGACCATTTTGGTTTTTAGCATCCGCACGTTGTACAACACCTTCAACAATTAAGTTTTTAGATGGAGACAACTTTGCCTCATGCAAAGCACGAGGCGAAGGTGAGAATGAAAAATATTCTATTAATACTTGTTTACTCATTATCCTTGGGTTCCTGGTTTAGCTAACACAGCTGCTTTTTTTGTTAATATTTGTGCTAAAGTTTTTTCAGCGGCTTCTTCATCTTTTTCTATTTTAGCCATAGCTGGATCTTCTTCTTTTAAAGCTTTCTTTAATGCTTCTTTAATTTTAGCATGTTTATCTTTACCTTCAGCGAAGAAAGTACTAGTTACTTTTCTATCAGATGGAGCTTTAGCGTTGAATAATTCAACAGCTTTATCAACACCAATTGTTTTAGCTAATGATTTTAATTTTTGATCTATTGATGTACCAGTGTCATATTTTCTAGGATCGTCACTCATTTCATAGTACCAATCATATTTAGACATTAGTTGATTGAATTGACCTTCAGCGCTTGAATCACCATTTACTGGACTTGATTCCATATTATCTTCATCCATTCTAGAGCCAGCAGGGTAAATAAGATCACTTTGAGACATCTTATTATTCATATTAACAGCTCCTGGAGGTAATCCTGAGTAAGATTGTGGGCGATTTGGATACCATGATCCCCAATTTACATATCCATCACTATATCTAACTTCACCATCAAGTCCATCTTTTTTATATTTTTCAGGATTAGCTTTAACTTGAGGATATAATTGGAATAATGTATTTTCAAACTCTTCGTAGTTATCAAAGTATTTGAAGTTTTCATTCATTTCTTCTTTACCTTCTTTAACTACTTTCTCTTTACCTTCAACACCTTTATCAGACATCACTTTAACACCTTTAGGTTTTTTAGAACCTTCTTCTTTTTTACCTAATGAATCTTGAACATTAGCTTTATCTAACTTACCAGCACCTTTTTTCAAAGTACCATCAGCGTTAGCTTGCATTCCAGGAGCATCAGTTTCAGTTTGTTTAAAAGTAAATGATGATTGTTTAGCGTTTAATAGATTAGAATAGAAATTAGTATCTTTAGCTAAATTTTTTAACACAATAGTTTTAGCTTTTTCTAAAGCTTCATTACTATAATCATCTAATTCAGCCAATTCATATTGTAAACCATGACGATATTCATAAGGGTTAGCTTGGTCAATAGTAAGTGACTCTGGTTTTTTAGTTGAAGGTGCTTTAGCTTTAACTTCAGCTTTAACAGCTTCATCAGCTTTAGCTTCTTTAGTTTGTCCCTCAGTTAATGTTGTTCTTTTAACACCATACACAGCGTCATTATAATTAATCTCATTGATTAATCCCGCTATGAGTTTAAGTCTTTCTATTTCGTTTATTGGTTTCTTCATATATATAAATATTAACGACCTTGTCCACGATATGCTTTTGGACGTGGAGTATGTTTGTTATATGATTTTTGTCCAGAACCTGGTCCTGTTTTGCGTTTACCAAATGTTGTTTTTTGGCTGTTACTCGCTGACTTTGCCTTTGCCATTTTTTAAATATCGTTTGCGATTAATTGAGTGAAATATTCTCTGATGTCTAATACTTCAAATCCTTCTTCAGTTAATTCATTCATCATGATTTCAGCTGCTTTAATCATTGCAATTTGAGCACGAGTACTTGTTAAAGCATCCATACGTTCAAACATTTCTGGAGTTAAAGCTTCTTTAATTTCTTCTTTTTTAGCTTCTGTCATGTCAGAATCTCCACCTTCATTTTCAATTTCTCCAATTTTTTTATTGCAAAAATCAATAATACTTTTTAAGTAGAAAATTGGATCTTCAGCATACGCTAAATCCATTTCAATATCCGTTTCAATCCCACCAGCATCTTCATTCTCTTCTAAATTCTTAGAAGGATCAGCAGCACTAATTGTACTACTAATGTTTTGTAATTGTTTATGTAATTCAGGATTTGACTTTTCAAGTGCATTTTGTGCTTTAAAGATTTGAAGAGCAGTTAAACCAATACCAGCAACACCTGCTAATGTACCTAAGATTTCTGCAAAAGCAGAAGCATCTTCCTTTAAAGGTTCTTCTTCAGCTAAGAAATCCATCATTTTTTCTTCTTCAGCTTTAGCGTAATCTTCTTTAGCTAATTTTTCACCAGCAGCTTTACCTTTCTCATATTCATAAGCGGCTTCACCTTCTGTTTTTAATTTAGAATAAGCTCCTAATTTGTTTTCAAATAGGAATTGTCTCATGTTAAAATTATCTGCCATTTTATTTTAATTTTGTAGATTTTAAAAATAATGATTTTGCGCTTTCTTTAATTTGAGAGAAAGCATTTTCGGTGTATTTTTTATATTTTAAGTCTTCACCTTCACTTAATTCACTTTTTAAACGATCAACGTATTCAAATATACGATTGATTTCGTTCATTTTCTTTTTAATTTGCTTAACAGCTTGATGGAATTGATCTGGTTTAGAACGCATTTTAGTTTCGTTTCTAAACTGAGCATATCCTTCTTTTAAATACATGCCTGTTAACTTTCTTAATACTTTAATAATTTCTTCTCTTGAAGCCCCTGGAGTATTCATCCATTGTAAAAGTACTTCTTGAGCATCAGGTGATAAAGTACCATTTTGTTTAGCAGCTTGTAAGTAAGTTAAAATTTCATCAGTGCTAGAATCTTCATTAATTTCTTCCCATAATTCTTTATAGTCCATAGTTTTAGATGGACGATTAGGAATTGATGGAGCTGCTTTCCAATCTTTTGGAGTGCCTTTATTATCACGTTTACCAAAAGCGTATTTTGTAGCAACACCTTCACCAGTACCTGGAGTTACAGAAGCACCAGTACCAGTTACTGATGTTTCTTTTTTAAGCTTCTTAGCTAATTCAGTCTTTAATTTGAATTTTTTATCCATTTACTCTTTTGATTTCTTCAGCTAGTTGCTGATATTGAAGTAATGCTACTAAGTGTTCATCTTTTACAGATGACTTGTTAGAAATCGGCTTAATCAACGTTATAACTTCGTTTAACTTAATTTCAGTTGTCTTATCGTCAACTTGTTTAACTAAGTCACTTAATTCAGTTTTAACTTTATTAAGATTCTCGTTGATATATGCTTTAAGGTGTTCAGGATTAGATATATTATTAATAAATTCTTTAAGTACTAATTTTTGACGCTCACTTAATGTTGAATATTTACTATTGAATTTTTCAATTAACATTCTGTAAGCTAAGATACGCACATTTTTATCTTCTTTAGCTAATACTTGTTCAACATCTGTTTCTTTATTCTCAACTAATTGTTTCTTAGTGATATGTTCCATTAAAGTAAGTTTATTAAGCACTAATTGTTTAGGCTCAACAAACTTAGTTTCCATAGCTGATTCAAATAATGTATAAGCTGCAGCTAATGTTTTATAGTTATTAACTTTAGATTTGAAGAAACTTTCAAGATTGTAGTGTTTCTTAACTTCTTTAATTAAGTTATACTTTTCCTTAAGTAATGTTTCTTTATTTAATTTTTTAGCTAAATCAACTGTTGTATTCACTAATACTTCAGCCTTACCTTCAGATAAACGTGGGGCTGTTAAAATAGTATGATAAAGTTTATGTTCTTTAGCAATTTCGCTATTGTGAAAGTATTTCTTTACAATCTTAACAGCTTTAGAATCTGTATTTGCTAACGTGTCTGATGCTATTTGACGCACTAATAGCTCAAATAAAACACCAGTGTTGCGAAATTTGTTATGTTTGATACGCATAATTTAGTATAATGATACTATTTATAAATATGTAGTTTATTTAATTTCGTCGCGAATATTTTTTTCATCTAATAAATCATTTTCATATAATGTTGTGCGACGATTTACTGGAAGCCCATCAAACATTCCTTTGTTCTTAAGGTATGTTTCTAATGCTAGTGGTGATCCACCTTTCCATTGAGTTTTAGCTAAGCTATCTTCTTGGTCTACACCAGCAGTACTATATGTTTTAGTTCCAATACGATCTTTACCAAATGGATTATCTTGGCGATTAATATTTGACGCTGATGCTTTAGGACGACCAACTAAGTGTACTGGTTCATTAGGATCTTTTTCATTATATCCTGTTGGAACAGCGCCATCACCTCTACCTTTACCATAAGCTGTAGCTAATTGAGATGGTGTACCATATACCTGGCCTGATTCATCTGGATCATTACCTTCTTCTTCAATTTGAGCTAATCTAAACTTACGTTTTTTATCTTCAATTATCAAGTCACGATATTCATCATATTGATCTTCACTAAAGTGGAATAAATTATCATAAATCCATTCAGTTGGTAATAAACTATTTTCCATGATGTTAGCTGCTAACTCAACTTTTTCCTTCATTAAGTTAACACGTTCTTGATCATAAATGATAGAAGGTGTAGTTAATGATAATTCAAAATTAGTTAATGATTCACCATCATATCCTTGAGTGTATAAATGTACTAACGCAATTTTAGTTAATTCAGACAATAATATACGCTGAATACGTTCAACTGTACGAGCAAATCTAATATCTTCAGCGGCTAATGTAGCTTTACCAGTTAAGTCTTTTTCATAACCCATAAATGCTTTAGGTATCTTAAGAGCAGCAAATAATTTATCTCTTAAGTAAGCAACGTCTTCAATACCGTTATAATCTAAACCTTTAGCAGTTTCAATACGAGTTGATTGGTCATTACCTCTTACAGGAATGTAAAAGTCTTCCATCATGTTCATCATATTGAACTTCAAGTTATATTGACCAGTTTGTGGATCAACAAAAGGCACTTTCTTCATTTTTTGAACGGTTTTTTGCATATGTGCCTCTACCTCATTTGGAGGAATAGCACCTACGTTCATATAGAAAATACGTTTTTCAGGAGCACGAACAATACGATGAATTAACATCGCATCTTCCATCAATACCATTTGTTTAAATATCTTACGGCCTGGTTCTAAGTAACTTCTACCATAAGGTAAATAGTTAACATCACTTATTAATCTAAAGTGAGCCATTTCATAGTTTTCAAAGTAAACATCTGATGTAGCTGTACCTAACGCGTATTGTGTTTGTGGAGTTGTGATACCAGATACTGATGTTGGATCGTATTTGAATCTTACATAAGTAGGATTTTGTGGGTTAGTACCTTCTTCTCTAATAATTGCATAAGCTGAGAATGGTATTACATTATATACACCAAATTTTTCAGCTATTTCTAATTTAAGATAAAAATCACCATACTTACACATATTACGAGCCCAACTCCATAAATTAAATTCAATATTCAATACATCATAGAATAAGTTGTATAAAATACGTTGAATATTTTCGTCACTAGAACGAATATGAAGCATTTCACCATGCTCATTTTTTAAAGTACATTCATCTGCTATAATATCAAGCGCTGAAGCTACAATAGCATCAGTATCCATTGATTCATAATCAGTGTAAAGTTGTACTCTTAATGTTTGGTAATTATAAACGTTGTTAACGTTATAGATACCAGCGCCTGATGTTGTGTAAATTTTAGTAAATCGGTCTACAAGCGCATTAGTCTGTAAAGTACCTAATGACTGTATACGATCTGTATCAATTACTCTTAACTCATCGCCGCCAACGTTACGAATAACAACGTCTGAGGAGAATAACCGTTTTAGATTGTCAAATAATCCCATAGTATCTTAATATATGTTATAAATATTTATTTAAACCAACCAACTAATATCCTCCATCTGTCCTCTTCCATTATCCATCATCCAAGGATTGTCATGAGATGGTGAGTGGGGTGAATAAAATCCGCTTGGTCCGTTATGATATGAAACCTTTCCTATACCTCCAAGTGAAGCGCGTGTTAAGTCCATACCTGTTTGAGAGAATTTTAAAGCTGTGTCACGTAAAAACATACCAATACCAAAAGACACAACCAAATCGTCATTATATCCATCATTAGCTTGTGCTTTACCATTTTTCCACACAAATGTTCTTAGTTCTTCTAATGTTCGGCGTGATTGAATAACACAAGCCCTATCTCTCATATAAGCTTCTAATTTAGCTATCACAAGTGGTCTAGTCTTAAGTGAGTTAGTGAAACCAGGTACTAAATTATTATTATTACGGTTTAAAAAGTTATCCATTGTTATATTAGCTGTATCTGATTTAGATGAGTAATATAAATTTTGGTAGCCTCGTTCTATAACAGTTTGAATTGTATCCCATCCTATATTAGCATTTTCAATCACTAACAAAGCATTGTTCCATTCTGTAGCTATTGATACTAATAGATGACCATAATCACGAGTACCAATTTGTCCTTTATATTCTTCTACTTGTTTAGCTTCATTTATATCAATAACATGACAAGCTGAATAGTCTTTACCATCACCTCGAGCTACGTCAGCTACAACTAAGTATTGTTTTGTATAGTCTGGAAATTCCCAACGCCATAAATTACCATCAAATCCACCTTTTGAGATAGGATCTGCCTGATATGTTTGAATATAGAAATTTAAAATATCAGGTTCAACAACTGTATCACCTGATGTTGTAAAGTCACAATCACATTCTTGGGCTGCATTTCTAATTCCTAAAATAGCATCTTGTTCATCTCTCCATTTTTGAGTTCGTTCAGGATGTACTGTCCAAGGTAGTTTTATAGATGTAAATCCATTTTTACCTTCTTCTCCACCAATAAATGTTCTATGGAACCAGTTACCTGTACCATATGGAGTTGATATTGCTATACATTGTCCTCCTGTAGCCAAGGTTTGTTGAGCAGAAGCGAAAATTTCATCTATACCTTCAATGAAGGCAGCCTCATCTAGTAGCAGTAATGATACGGCTTCAGATCTACCTGCGTCGCCTGTTGCACCAATTGCTTTTACCTGAGATCCATTAGCTAGTTTTAGACTTAATTTATTATTTTCTATTGCTTTTAGTTGTAACCAACTAGGTAGATTATCATAGGCAAATTTAACCTTAGTAACCATGTTTTTAGCAGTTTCCTGCTTAGTAGCGATACAAAGTATATTTTTGTCTTTGTTAAATAACATTAGCCATAATGAATAAGCAGACACTAAGGTAGATATACCTAACTGTCTTGACTTATTTACAATACTATACTTATTCTTTTTAAACTGATGTAATACTCCTTCCTGGAAAGGGTATAGATTAAATTGAATACGCCCACGTTGTGGGTGTTGTATCCAATAATATTTTTTCATAAAATAAACAGGATCAGTAGCACATTTAATGTATTCCTGTTTAATAATATCTTTAATATTCTGTTGTTGATCACTCATGTATATAAATATATAAAAAAAGCTCAATCTTATGATTGAGCCTTAATTATGTATTAGTTATGAGAATTTTATTTACTGTTCACAGCTTCTATAGCTTTACTTAGAAGATTTTCTAATGTTTTAATTTCACTATCACTGATAAGTTTACTATTTTTTAGTGTTGTTAGCTGCGCACTAGCTTGGAAAAATGCGTCTGCTGCTTTTTCTTTTCTTTTATCATCTAAAGGAGCTGAAGACGACTTACCAGGAACAGGAGGCATTTTAGGTTTTTGACCAGGTACTGGGGGTAAAGTTGGTGTTGCTTCATTAAGAATACCAGCTAATTGCTGCATTCTTTCAATTTCATTAATTTGCTGTTTCATGGTAATAAATATATAAAAGAAGTCTAACCTTACAGGGTCAGGTTCAGGAACTATAATACTGAGACTATAGCGGGACTTATTTTGATTTTTGTCTTAAATATTCTATAACATTACTAATTACACCTCCATTAGGAGCACAATCAAAATTATTAAAAATTAATTCCATTCCTAAAGCTACTTTATTTGCATCACTAGCAGGTATATTAATTATACTATTATAAAGAGACTCGTGACTATTAACTTTTAAAAGTTTTTTAAGTTTAATATCAGCTTTATTAGCAACATTAGCTAACTCTTGCATTCTTTCAATTT